CGATCAGCGTTGAGTTCGTTGTCCTCGTATAACTTAAGACATCGCTCATACAATTCCCTCTCCGTTGTCCAGTCCTCCAGTGCTTTCTCTGCTTTCTTTGGACCTATTCCGTTTACCCCTGCGATGTTGTCTACCCTGTCACCCATCAAGGCTTGACGATACAGCCACTCTGTAGCAGAGCGTTCATCAACTTCCTTCATGATCTTCTTGGTGTAGTCATATATCTTTGTGGGTATCTGCAAAAAGTCTTTGTCAAGAGAACAAATAATAGACTTATGTTCTAACTCAGTGGACTTGATAGCTATGCAGTCATCAGCTTCCATGTTGTCAGAAAGTTCCGCTTTCCACGCATCGAGCATGTACTCACGGAGTAAGTCTTTATGCACTGGCTTACGAGACGGGCGACCACCTTTGTAAGGCTGGGAAACAGCAACCTCGTTTCTGAAGTTGCTGCTGCCTGTAAGGTACAGCTTGTGATTATCGTAATGCTCAGACAGATCAGAGATAAGTTCAGAGATATAGTTAGCCATAGTTTGTATTGCTACTTTCTCTGACTCCTCGTCACAGGCAAAGCCTACACGATAGACAAGCATGTCACCATCAATGAGTATCACACGGCTTCCTCAAGATCGAAGTCAGGTGCGTACTCTACGACGTTAGAGATGACCATACGACGTAGGGTAGGTGAACGACCCTTCTTCTTCATGTACTCCCAGTCATAGAAACCAACAAGACACTTAGCTTCTGAGCCATTGGCAACAACGACACCCATATCAGTATCATCATCTTCACTCAGAGGTGTACGCCCCTTGATTAGTATCTCTCCACCGTCAGGTTGGAAAGCTCGATACTTGTTGTTCGACTTACAGGTGATGTAGTAACCACGGTCGTCACCTTTGTTGTTCACCTTCAGACCCATATCTTCGAGTGCTGTTACTGCCTCGTCTGATAAGAGAGCTAGGTCAACAGTGTACTTATCAGCAAGCTGATTCTTCATGGTTAGGTTAGGCCAGTACAGTTGGCACTTAAGGTTGATGTTTGCTTCACTCATAATTAACTCCAGTTAATTTAACAGGTAATATTATACCACACATTTACAGATTGTGCTAATGCGTTTCGGCCCAATTACTACCGATACGATACTCACCATCTAGTGGGCAGTTAAGGTTAAAGGTTTCGCCAGCCTGAATGATTGCTTTTACCGCAGCTTTTCCTACGTACTCAGCATCCTCAGGATGACACTCTATTTGCCACTCATCGTGGACTTGCGCTACCAGCTTGAAGTCAACATGCTCTAGTAACTCATACAGGTGTATCACTGCCTGTTTCATTACAACAGCACCAGCTCCTTGCAGTAGTGTGTTTAATGCAGCATGAGCAGAACGAACACGTAGCCGTCTACCGTCTAGTCCGTCTAGGAACCCAGACTCTGCTTGCATTGTTATCTCTTGTCGTAGTTGAGCCAATGCAGGAGTATTCTCAAGGAACTTGTCCTTTAACTCTCCTCCTTTCCTCGCGTTACCTCCTACAACAGATCCTATCTTGGCGTTACCTGCACCGTACAGGAAGGCGTAGATAAACGTCTTAGCTTGCGATCTCGTATCTAAGCCAGCCGCGTGTTGGTTAGCAGTGTGTATGTCACCTTCTAGGATCTCCCTCGTATACGCTTCATCATCCATGTAATGGGCGAGCATACGTAGTTCAAGACCAGATGCATCAGCACCCACGAGAATACGGTCAGGAGGAACAATGAAAAGGCTACGACACTCAGTACCATAGTCTGCATAAACCGCAGGAACCTGCGCCAGATTAGGATTAGAATGAGCCATACGACCTGTAACCGCTCCAATATGTTTAACCCTGCCATGTATACGTCCTCCGTCTTCTGCCTTGATCCATGACAATACCTGAGAGTGTCTCTTCTGTAACAGCAGATACTCCAGTACCATCTTAGCTTCAGGTACGTGTAGGTTCTTCTTCAGCGTTGCTTCATCCACCTTGGGTTTACCCGATGGTGTCTTCTCTTTCCACCGCGCACCTTTCTTCTCAAGCCTATCAGCTATCTGCTGACGTGAGCCTACGTTGAAGTGTGTGTACCTCACTGGTAATGGTTTGCCTGTCGTCTTGTGATACCTCTGCTCCTCTGCGATGGGTGGGAACACAGTCTGCAATGCAGCTTCAATGCCCAGCATCTTAGTCTCAAGCTGTCGTTCTAGCTTCTTTGCATCAGTAACATTGAACCCAAACCCATTGTCCTCTTGCTCTTTGCATATGTGTGCAACAGCATGTTCAAGGTAGACACTGGTGTCAGAGAAAGCAAACATGTGTAGTTGTTTACATAGCATCTCGTACAGCTTCTCAGTCACTGACACGTCACGCATACAGTACTTGATCATAGCCTCAGACAACTGACTCCAGTCATCGTGATCACCCTTAGGGAAGCGTAACTTCTCTCCCCATATGGCTAGACTGTGACCACCCTGTACGTCTGGATGAAACAGCCTAGACATAACCAGCGTATCCAGTACACGGTCAGGGTGTATGCGTATGTCCCATAGCTTTTCCAGCACAGGTCCGTCGAAGCCTATGTAGTTGTGGCCGCAAACGTGACCACCCCTGGCTAGTTCCTCGAACAGCGACTCCCTACAGGTATGGAGACAGTGATCCTCGTTTGGCCTCTTCGTTACTACGCAGTGTATTACCGATGGATGGAGGCCATCCGTTTCGATATCCAAGAACACTATATTCGTAGTAGGCAATGTCCAACTCTTCACGCTCTGTGAATTCTCTACCATAGCTCTTCATCTCCAAGTTCTCTTCCTGAGTAACTATCCAGTTCCCCATCTTCGACATCATATGTCTCCTCTATGTCTGATAAATGTGCATAGTCTAAGTTACCTTCGATGGTAAGCTCATCCTCAATTAGGAATTTACCACACCCACCGCATAAGTCAACAAACTCTTTTGAGTCAGTGAACTTACGTGTTAACTCATAGTCGTTAAGTATCTTATTACATGCAACGCATCTCACTCCATCATCTCCGTCAGTCTGCCAGTGTCTTTATTATACAGCAACGAACATGCTGGTCCAGTCATACCACTGAACCTGTTCTTCAGCACCCTTACCGCTGTCGTGTTACGTACCATCTGATCTTCTGCCTGTGCATTACGCTCTAAGCCAAGAACAATATCAGACAGTTGAGCAATAGAAGCACTGCCCCGAAGCTGACCAAGACTAGTAACTGCTCCATCCTCATGCCCTTTTCCTTCTGGTCTACGTAGGTGACTAACAACAAACATACATATCTCCATCTCCTGACAGAACATACGAAGCTTGGTCATGATCTCATCAATGGCTTTACGTTCATCACCATTGGACTGGTCTGACACCAGAATAGATATGTGGTCGAGGATGATGTACCTAACACCCAGTACCTTGACTTGATAGCGGAACCTAGCCAGCACGTTCTCGATCTGATTAGAACCAAACGAATCCCATAAGACAACACGGTCATCCAGATCCAACGTATTGAATACGTACTCTACCTCATCTGGGGCGTAATCACATCCGGGTAGGTGTATCGGTTTGTTGATCTGTAGACCCACTAGTCCACGTGCGGTACGGTCTGGTGTCTCCTCAAGGAACGCTAGTCCTATCCTCTCATTGGTCTGCGATGCGATAGAGAACACTAGCTCACGCATGAAGGTTGACTTACCTAGTCCAGACCCAGAACAGATTGTCACAAGCTCAGTTGGTCTCATACCAAACGTCATGTCATCCAGTCCCTTGTACGGGTAGCGTACCTCTGCCTCAATCAATGGCTTCTTCAGCGCCTCGCGGAGTGACCCTATCATCACCATACCGTCAGGGGTGTACACCTTCGCATGCCACCACCGCTTGATGAAGTCATCCTTGTCGGCATTCATCAGGTAGTCCGACGCATCTTTATGCTCACCGTGTTGATAGATCTTTGCCTTACCACCAAACAGATCCGCACACTCATGCGCCGCCTTCTTACCATGCTCATCGTTGTCGAAGCAGAAGATGATGTTGTCGAACAGATCTAAGAACTCATATGCCTTACGACAATCTGCAGCAGCACCCTGTGCACCATTACGAATGGACACTACTGGGTACTTATCACCGAACATTTGGTAGGCAGACAGTGCATCCATCTCACCTTCCACTACGGTTATGTACTGACCACCCGAAGGGAACAAGTGTTGACCGAACAGACCAGCACGTTTCCACTCACCTTCAATCTTGAACTGCTTGTCAGGTGTACGTTTCTTAACTGCAGTTAACTCACCATCGGGGGTGTAGTAACCGAAGTGAACCTCATCCTTGTACACGGTCGTCGAATACTTCTGCATTGTACGTGCATCGAGACCCCTTTCCTGATAGCTCCTGTAATCCCCTCTCTGCTCCATTAAAGGAACCCTTGGGGTTGGTACCCGATAGTCGTTAATGTCGCTCACAGAGCCTCCTATGCCCTCTGAGGAGGGGGTAAACGTGGCACATGCGAAACAATAGCTTGACCCATCTTCATTGTAGGACAACGCATCACTAGAACCACAATCATTACACTTCTGATGTAACTCTACAAAGGCCATCAATGCATCTCCACACTAGTACCGAAACGAGAAAGGTAACGAGACTCCAACGTGTCATCGTCCAACGAATCAAACTCCATCGCAAAAAGATTAAACAACATGTTCATTGCCTCCATGTAGTTTACGTTGTGCATTTGATCTTCAGTCAACTCTTCAACCATACGGATACGTTCTTCATCTTTCATGTTATCTCCTATTTAAAAGTAATATGTATTAGTAATACTTAGTACTAATGCATAGTACTTACTGTATAGACTATATAGATTAGTATACCACACGTCGAGACTTTTTGCCACCACTCTTGTCGGTAGTATTACCTCTTGATTTAGTACGCGGCTTATGCGTCCTAACATATCGTCTTGTATTTCTGGTCACGATACTCCTCCTTTACGTCGTTAATATGATCCAAGAAAGCACGTAGCTTACCTGAACGCTTGAGTTTTTGCAGCGCTTGATTCTCAATGTTACGAACCATCTGACGACTGATACCTAGCTCATCAGCAATCTCCTGATGCGTCATGTAGTAGTCAAGATAATTACCCCTCTTCGCCACTATCCCTCTCCTCTTTGTACGCATCTATGTCATCGACATACTCATCTGCGTAGTCCCAAATACAACGATCACCGTCCCAATAATCTTGGTAGTCGTCGTGCCACACTTCCCACTGTTCACGTTCCATAAGTCCTCCTACTTAACATGCTCGATGATCACCTTTGTGGTGTCATGCTTATAGCATAGTAAACAATCCATACACTTCTGTCCAGTACAGTTGGCTTCTCCGTCGAACTCCTGCGACACGTTGTTAAATACACGGTCGAACCCACGCGGTGGAGATGACATCACGTTATCAATAATAGGATTACTATAAACCAGAATCATATTACTAGGCACTAGATGTAGATTAGGACGTACAAAGTCCACACGCTTAGTCCACAACGCAAAGGTAGAATGAGGATTATCCTCCGCTATCGCACAAAAGTTGCGGAAGTGCTGCTCATTTATCAGCTCACCATGCCCATGAAACCGCACAAATGCACCGGAGGTACGAGGCAGAATAAACTCAGCATCACTCGCAAGGATGTCACTATTCCTTTGGAACGCTGGTTGACAGTTCTTCCTATAACTAGAAAGCATACTAACACTGTAACACTTACCGCATATACGGTTTGAATCCTTCTTCTTGGACTCCTTGATACAGAATGGGTTAGTCGCTGTATTGGTATTGATTGCTTGTATACCAGCCAGCTTGCCTGACATCTTACTAAGACTAGGCATCGGGTTCATACACCACCTCCTCTTTGACTACACGGCACTCTTCGCCGTCCTTGATGTAACTATCGCAAAAGAACTTTGCATTGTCAAGCGTGGAGAAGTGGTCACTACCATCAGGTGATCTCTCTACCCAGTCCCACACATTAAGATCAAACTTCTGCACTATGTAGTATGTATCAATAGCCATCAGTCGTCCTCCCATTCATCTAAATTTAATTGCAGTACGAGATACGGAACAATCTTTAGCTTGCCGTCTTCGTTACGATAAACCTTACACTCAGTTGCTTTCTGACTTTTACGAACGTAGTACATAACATCGTCGTACTTTGGTTTGTAATCAGAAAGTCTCTTGACTACTCTCTCGACAACCCAATCACCGTCAGTATCTTTAGGGGTATGAATATAGTACACGTTACACCTCCACATCATAGACCGTAGTGGTCTCTTCATCTTCTTGACGCTCAAGAGCCACGTCATCCTCAGACCAATCGATAGGACAATCCAACTCACTGATAGCGTAGTCCATTGCAGCTTGCTCCGCATCACACTCATCTGATGCCTTCACATACACACGCTTTGTAACAGTAATATTCACATCATAGGCATAGACATGCAGCTTCAGCTTGTCATAGATCTCGTCACACTTCACTACTGCATCATGGAGTAATACTTCTAGCTCCTCATACAAGTCACCGTGCGGACTGTTGATTACATCGTAACCAATGGCACTGCGTATGACATTGATACACCGGCGGTGTTCTTCTATTTCTTGCTTGTCTGATAAACAGGCACTTGATCGCATCATTGTGTCATTCCTTCTAGTAGATTAACAACCTTATCAGCAAACTCATTCGCTGAGTAGTCACTGATTACTTCCATTGCATCACTGGCACTTGTGACGTTGCCATAAATAAATTGGAACCACGCAACATATCTATCTTCCTTGTCACTCCACACCTGCACATCATCGAAGTCACACTGACCCATGTTGTCCAACACAGTCATGTGTTCACGAGACTTCTTGACATCTGGGCCTTCACCTTCTCCAAACACACTGATGCTCTTGTCTGGATCACTTAGCACCACGTCAACAAAATACTGCGCCACTCTGTTCTCTGTAAAATGCATATCACTCCTCCTCTATGCAACATTCAACACACATATAGGCACCAGTACGATTACCTATAAGTATCTCCCTCGTCCACGTATCCTCATCAGGGAATACCTCCTGAAATAACCTCGATCTGTCACCAGTGTATTCCCTCCACGAATGCGTGTCAACTAGGCAAGCGTCCGTATCACCACACAACAGACACTTAGCCATCACCCTTGTCTTGTCAAACAACTGAACTACTTCACCCATGATTATCCTCCCAACAACACACACAAATGCAGTCACCATTATCTTCTTGGTAGACATCCTGTTCACTGCGGAACCACTCACCACATTCACAGCACTCAAAGATCATACTCATGCATAGACACTCCTGTATAGATCAGTGCAAGAAGAACAATAACAATGATTGCTCCACCCAAGTTCATAAACCTTTCTTGATCAGGCGTCAGCATTAGAACATCTCCTCTGCCATCTCTAACATCATCTCAATATCGTCGGGACTACTCCACTCATCAGGATACGGTGACATATCTTGCGCCACACGTATTAACTCCATCATCTCAGGTGGATAGATAGGACTGCGCCTACACGTCATCAGTGGCGGCTCGAAACCGAACGCTCCACACCCATGCTTTAAGAACAGCTTGACAGCATCCTTGTAACAGGCGTCCTCCATATCATGCAAATGATCCCACGGTTCACCACAATGTCTGCAATGAATATCCATTACCACTCCTCCTATGAATTAACACGACCATCTGGCTCGATGGCTAAGAACATACCACACCACTTAACAACAATCGCAGGATCACACACCATCTTCTCAGCACTGCGTCTGAACTGACGATACGTCATACCCTGATCAGATTGCCTCCACTTACGCAACAAAGCCTGTTGCTGGCCTTTCGTTATCTTAAGCATACATCACCTCTCATTAATGTAATGAAGATTATCTTCCGGACCATCGGAGTACCTCTCACTCCACCCACTCTCCGCATCAATAACATCCAGAAGATCCATACGAAGATCAGCAAGCGTACCGAATATATCAGGGTACCTGTCGAACGCACTTGGATTTACAGTCAACACTGATGACATTGCATCAACAGCAACACGCAAAGCATCCAACTTTTTCTGTGCATTTTCCATCAGTCAAACCTCCCTACACGTTGATTACCTACGCTGTCCTTGATACCGAATATCGAATAAGGATAAGCCCACATTGTCCAACCACCAAACGACACACTAGCGAATGGCTCAAGTGGCTCATCATCTGGCGCGTGGTACACACCATCATCATCTATCTCACCACGCCAATGGTCATCGAAACCACCCATACCGTACATGTCATTCATCTCATCGGCAACGGTACCGATACCACCACCCTCGAACCTTGCCGCTACAACACCACGACCAAAGAATTCAGGGACTATACCCAGCCACTCCACCCGATCGTGACTGGGAAAC